GAATGGGAAAAGATGAATACAGGAATGACTAATGCAAATAGAATAGCAATATTAGATTCAGGAATAACCTATCAAGATTTAACTATGAGTCAAGCAGATGCACAATTTATAGAAACACAAAAATTAAATACTACTGATATAGCAAGAATATATAATGTGCCACCACATATGATAGCAGATTTAGAACATGCAACTTTTTCAAATATAGAACACCAATCAATAAGTTATGTAAAAAATACATTACAACCATTATTAGTAAGTTGGGAACAAGCATTGAAATATCAATTATTTACTCCTACAGAACAAAAGAATTATTATTGTAAATATAATGTAGAGTCAGAATTAAGAGGAGATAGTAAATCAAGAGCAGAGTTCTACGAAATAATGGAACGAATAGGTGCATACAATATTGATGAAATAAGAAATAAAGAAGATTTACCAGAATTAGAAAATGAGTTAGGTAAAAAACATTTGATTAGTTTAAATTATACATTTTTAGATAAACTAGAAGAATATCAGATGGCAAAAGGACAGAACAGTACAGAAAAGAACACAGAAGAAGAAACAGAAACAGAAGAAAACAAAGAAATAGAAAATACCGAAAATACCGAAAATCACGGTAAAAAAAAGGAGGTGCAGAAAAATGAATAAGTTTTGGAAATGGAACGATTCTGCAATTCAAATTCCAGAATTAATACTAGAAGGAGAAATTGCATCAGAAACTTGGTGGGGAGATGAAGTTACTCCTAAAATTTTCAAAGATGAATTGGATAAACATAAAGGAAAAGATATAACTGTATGGATAAATAGTCCAGGTGGAGATGTAATTGCAGGTAGTCAGATATATACAATGTTAAAGGAACACCAAGGAAAAGTAAGTATAAAGATAGATGGTCTTGCTGCAAGTTCAGCATCATTTATTGCAATGGCTGGAGATACAATTCAAATGAGTCCAACTGCTATGATGATGATACATTTACCTAGCACATTTGACTGGGGAGATAAAAAAGACTTTCAAAAAACCATTGCTAGGTTAGAAGAAGTAGAAGCGGCCATAATAAATGCATATGAACTAAAAACAAAACTGCCAAGAGATGAATTAGCAAAAATGATGGAAGATGAAATGTGGATGAATGCTTATAGAGCAAAAGAATTAGGATTTGTAGATGAAGTATTATACACAGATACTGAAGAAAAGAGTCAAGTAGGATTTGATTTTAGAAAAAAAGCTGTAAGTAATTGCATTCAAAATAGTGTTAAGCAAATACAAGAAAAGATGAAGATGATGCAAGATAAAACAGAATTAGAAAAGTTAAAAATTGAAATAGACTTATTGGAAATGCAATAGGTTTATTTTTTTATATAAAGCAAAACAAAAAAACAGATTTCTCCTACTCCTTCACAAAAATAAAATTTAGGAGGAATCAAAATGAATTTAAGAGAATTAAGACAAAGATTTGCTGCAATGGTAGCAGAAGCAAAAAAATTATCAGAGGAAGGAAAACTTGAAGAAGCAAAAGCAAAAACTGAAGAAGCAAAAGCATTAAATGAACAAATTAAACAAGCAGAAGAAATTGAAAGAATGGAAGATGAGTTACAAGGAGATGCAGGAACACCTGTAACAGAACCAACAACTGAAAACAAAGCAGATGTAAATAAAGCATTTTTAAAAGCAATAACAGGTAAAAGATTAACACCTGCAGAAAATGCTTTAATAGAAAAAGCAGATGAAAATGATCCAAACGGAAGTATTCTAGTTCCAACAGATGAAAATACTAGAATTAATGAGTATAAAAGACAATATAAATCTTTAAGAACTCATGTTAGAGAATACAGAACAAATGTAATTACAGGGTCATTTGTATATGAGAATAATAGCACAATGACTTTGTTACAAGACATTGATGAAATGGAAGAAATTCCACAAGAAGATGGACCAAAATTCAAAACAAAAGGATATAGCATCAAAAATAAAGGTGCAATTTTACCAGTATCTAATACATTACTTTCTGATGAACAATCAGGGTTAATGGCTTATGTTGGTAGATGGTTTGCTAAAAAAGCAGTAAAAACAGAAAATGCAGATATTCTTGCTGTAATGTTAGCAGATAAAGAAGCAAAAGCCTTAGCAGACTGGAAAGCATTAAAAAGGTCATTAAATAAAGACTTAGACCCAGCATTAGTTCCAGGGTCAGTTATTGTAACAAACCAAGATGGATTTGATGAATTAGATAATGCAGTAGATGAAAATGGTAGACCAATATTACAACCAGACCCAAAAAATCCAACACAAAAACAATTCAAAGGCTTAACAATAGATGTTTATTCAAATAATGATATACCAAGCAAAGATGGAAAAGCACCAATCTTCTATGGAAATTTAGAAGAAGCAATTACATTTGTAAATCGTGCTAGATATGAAATTGCAAAATCAAAAGAAGCAGGATTCACAAAAAATGCAACATTAATCAGAATATTAGAAAGATATGATGTTATAAAAACAGACAATGAAGCATATTGCTATGGAGAATTAACAATAACAGATGCTACAGCAAATGTAACAACTGAAGAACAAACAGAAGCAGAGGGATAGGAATATCCCTCTTTTTTGAGAAAAAGTTCAAAAAAGTGAAGCACGAGAATGAGTTTTAAGACATTTTTAAAATAAAAGAATATAAGTATAACCCTTAAAAATACTGTGTTTTATATAATTTCGGAGGTAAAAAATGTTAACAGTAGAAAATGCAAAATTATATTGTAGAATTGACAATGATGAAGAAGATGAGTTAATAAAAAACTTAATAGAAGTTGCAGACAGTTATATAAAAACTGCTTGTGGAGAATATAACCAAGATAGTCCTAAAGCTGAATTGTGTCAAAGAATACTTGTGAATCACTGGTACGAAAACAGAACTGCTATAGGTAGTACAAAAGGTTTGAAATATTCATTAGATAATTTGTTAATCCAGATTAGATATGGAAATGAAAGTAGTGATAGTGATGAAAACGAGTCAATATAAAAAAAGAGTAACCATACAAGAATATACTGAAACAAAAAACACTAGGGGAATATCAAAAAAAGACTGGAATGATTTAAAAACAGTATGGGCAAATATAAAAACTAATATTGAAAATGAGCAAGATATTGCTAATTCAGTAAAAACAAAAAGAAAAATAGAAATAACCATACGATATGATAAAACATTAGAGCAAAAACTTTTATATACAGAAAAGTGTAGGATATTTTATAAAGCACCATATAACATACTTGGAATAGAGAATGTTGATGAAGAAAATATAGAATTAAAAATTAGATGTGAGGCAACAGAATAATGGATTATGATATTAGAATGTATGGTTATGAAGAATTATATAAAAAATTAGAAAATATGCCAGACAAAATAAATAAAGTAGTGGACCAAGCTCTTATAAAAGCAGCACAGCCAATTAGAGATGAAGCTAGAAGGAAAGCTAGAAGGAGCAAATCACCTACAGGAACAAAAGGACATATGGCGGATCATATAGAAATAGGAGATATTGAACAAGAAGGTACTTCAAAAAGGTTAATAGTAGGATTTACAAAAGGAGATAATTCACCATATTACTATGCTAAGTTCATAGAATGGGGTGCATCTTCTGGACCATGGTCAAGTACACACTATGGCAAGAAACCTTTTATGCGACCTGCTTATAAAGCAAAAGTTCAAGAATCACTAGAAATATTTAAAAATATTGTTGGGAAGGAACTAAAATAATGGATGCACACGAAAAAATATATAAAGTATTATCAGAACTAGGTTATGATACAGAGTTCGATACTTATACAGGAACTAATAAAAAATATATAACTTATTTTGAAATATTAGAAAAAGAAGATGCACAATCAGAAGATTATGAAGAAATAATAGGACACCATTTTCAAGTAGATATTTTTTCAGATGAGGACCCAACTGAAATAAAAAATAAAGTAGTAAAAGCATTAAAGCAAAATGAATTTTATTCAATAACATGCCAAGACCTTTATGAAAGAGAAAATAAAATTTTTCATAAAGCAATAAATTGTTATCTAGCAGAGTATAAAGATTAAAAACAAATTATTCCTACTGCTCTTTCACAAATTTAAATTTTAGGAGGAAAAAGAAATGCCAAGACAAATAGGTTTAGAAAAATTAACAGTAGCAAAAATAACTACAGATGAAAGTACAGGAACTGTATATGCAGAACCAGTAAAATTAGAAAGAAGTATCAAAGCAAAAATATCTCCAAAAACATCATCAGAAAAATTATA